TGCATACACAACAATTCAAGCAACAGATAATTTTGGATTTGCTATTGATTTTGAACATTATGATGATGGATTAAAACGTAATCCAGCTACCGGTGTGGACGAATAATAATAAATAGTAGAAAGAAACAAGAAGGATTAAACTAATGGCTAACGACTTACCAGACTATATGGAAGGATTTGAATCGGAAGACTTCGATTGGGGATTTACCGCAGTTAGTGAAAAACCAAAAGAAGTTACACAACCTTCAGCTACCGATACGACTTTAGCCTCAGATGTCTCTGCTATCAAGGCATTGACAAATGAACTAATGCAGAGGGTTGGTGAACAAGATGCATTAACAGCAGGAGTTGTTGATGAAAATGTTAAAGCAAGATTTAGGGAGCTCGAAAGAATCGTCCTACCATTCTTATACAATTTAGGTAAGAGTGAGGAACCGTATATACATTGGCCCAATCGTGGTCCAATTATTAAGGCTCAGATGGAAAAGATTTTGAAACTAACCAGAGGTTAATAATGGTTAAAAACACATTTGAAAAGAACATGGAAGACATATTTGATTTACCTGAATCGGAAGTAAAAAAGGTTCATGGTGAAGTGTTGCCTCCAGAAGACATGAAGGATGTGCAGTCTGAGAATGAAATCCAAGCCGATTATAAAATCGCTAGAGAGAACCTGCGTAGTATTATCAACAAAGGTAACACCGCAATAGATTCCTTGACTGATTTGGCAACGGCAAGTGAACACCCTCGGTCGTTTGAGGCTCTCAGTGCCCTCATGAAAACGTGTGCTGATGCGTCTAAAGACTTACTGAGTGTCCAACAACAGAAGAAAGATGTACTCCAGACCGATAAGGATGACCCCCAAAATGTGACCAATGCTGTGTTTATCGGTTCTACTAAAGAGTTACAAAAAATGTTAAAAGACCAATCCGATGAATGAATTTTTTGGGTTTAAAGGAAATAAAAACCTCAAAAGAGAAGGTGAACGGGTAGCGTTTACGAAAGAAAACATCATGGAATACCAAAAATGTTCTAAAGATGTGGTTCATTTCATCCGAAATTACATCAAAATTGTTACTGTTGACGAGGGTCTTGTGCCATTTGATATGTATGATTTCCAAGAAGATACCATAAACACTTTCAATTCAAACAGGCATGTTATATGTAAATGGCCCCGCCAGAGTGGTAAGTCTGTCACAAGCCTTGCATATATGTTATGGTTGGTGCTATTTAATGATTATTACAAAATTGCTATCTTTGCTAACAAAGGCGAGTTGGCAAGAGAGTTGTTAGGCAGGTTGAAACTTGCCTATGAATGGTTACCTAAATGGTTACAACAAGGTGTTTTAGAATGGAACAAGGGTAGTATTGAACTTGAAAACAAGTCTAAAATAATTGCATCTGGGACAACTGAAAGTTCTGGTCGAGGAGATACGTATAATCTAATTTTCCTTGACGAACTTGCCCACATTCACAACAATTTGGTTGAAAATTTCTTTAAATCTACATACCCTACCATTTCTTCTGGTGATACTTCTAAGACTATTATAGTTTCTACTCCAAAGGGCATGAACATGTATTATCGTCTTTGGTCGGATGCGTTAGACCAAAGAAATGAGTATATACCTATTGATGTCCATTGGAGTCAGATACCCGGTAGAGATAAGGCGTGGAAAGAACAGGTTATCAAGAACACCAACAAAGACCAGTGGGCGCAAGAGTTTGGGTGTGAGTTTATCGGGTCAACCAACACACTTATCCAACCCTCAAAACTTCGTACTATGGCATTCAAACCACCTATAGACACCTGGTATGACTTTGAAGTCTATGAACGTCCAGAACAGGGGCACACGTACATGTGTAATGTTGATGTGTCTCATGGTCAAGGATTGGATCATCAAGCCCTAACCATGATTGACATTACAGAAATGCCCTACAAATTTGTTGGTAAGTTGTATAAACGAGACTTGTCGCCTTTATTGTATCCTGATATCATCCAGAAAGTTGCGAAAGCATATAATGAGGCATTTGTCCTTGTAGAAAACAATGAGATTGGATTGTCAGTTGCTCAAGCTCTGAACTTTGAATTTGAATACGAAAACGTTCTTATGACTACATTCCATGGTCGAAATGGTCAAAAACTTGGTGGTGGTTTTGCTGGTACCAAATCACAATTCGGTGTCAAGACTACACCCCAAGTCAAAAAGATTGGTTGTTCAAACCTCAAAGACCTTATAGAAAAAGACCAATTGATTATCGAAGACTTTGAAACCATAGCAGAACTGACGACTTTCGTGTCGAATGGTAAATCATTTGCAGCTGAAGAAGGTGCTAATGACGATTTGGTTATGTCATTGGTGATCTTTGCTTGGGCCGCCGGTCAAGGGTATTTCAAAGAGATGACAGATTCAGATATTAGAGAGAGACTTTATGCTCAAAAGATGCAACAAATGGAGGATTATATGACACCATTTGGTATTATTGATGATGGTCAAGTAGAAACCCACATTGTAGATAATACAGGTCAGAGGTGGGAAATCGACCAAGAAAGAAAAGATATTGCCGATGATCCTAAATGGATGTGGAGATAAACCTTTAATACCTGTATTTTATAAATAAAAGAAGTAAACATATAAGAGTTTATAATTAGATAACGAGGAGAATAAAACGATGGCGTTTCAAATCAGTCCGGGCGTTAATGTTAGTGAAATTGACTTAACCACTATTATTCCTGCTGTTAGCACTACTGAAGGTGCTGCTGTCGGCGAATTTCTTTGGGGTCCTTTAAATGAAAGAGTTCTTTTAGATTCAGAAGACCGATTAGTTGCAAGATTCTGGAAACCAGACAATAATATTGCAAATCGTTGGTTTACTTCTGCTAACTTTCTTTCGTATGGCAATGCCTTATACCAAGTTCGTGTAGCATCCGAAGGTTCAAATAGTACCTATAATGCCACGTCCGAAGCAACTACAGGAAGTAACACCGCAGGTGCTGGTTTCCTTGTAAAGAATGATGATGATTATGAAGATAATTGGGATGATGGTACACTCAATTGTGGTGAATGGATTGCAAAATATCCAGGAACACTAGGCAATTCACTTAAAGTTTCTATGTGTCCGTCGTCTGCTGCTTATGAAAGCACACTAACGGGTACCGTTACAGTTACAGCTAATTCAACAACTGTAACTGGTAGTGGTACATCTTTCGTTGGTGAAGTAGAAGTTGGTGATCTGCTTACCATTTTTGGTAAGGAGATTAAAGTTAGTGCTATTGGTAACACAATCTCACTGACCCTTGCTTCTGCTCACTCAAATGGTGCATCAGGAGTTGCAGTAACCCGTAGGTGGGAATATCACAATCTTGTTGATACTGCACCAGGAACTTCAGCATATGCAAACAATCTTAGTGGAACAGCTGATGAAATGCATGTCGTTGTTATAGATGAAGATGGTGACATTACTGGAACCGCTGGTCAAGTATTAGAACGGTATCCTGCTGTTTCTGCTGCTTTAGATGCAAAACAAGATGATGGCTCTACAAACTATTATAAAGAGGTCCTCAACCAACGGTCACAATGGATTCGTTGGGCAGACCATTTAACTGTTAAAACAAATGCAGGTAGTAATGCTAAAGGTGTGACATTTGGCACTCCATCCAAACCTTCAACAAGGTCATTGGCTGGTGGTCGTAGAGGAGCTGCACCTTCAAATGCAGACTTCATTAGGGGATATGATAAATTTAAAGATGCAGATGACGTTGATGTTTCATTAATTCTTGGTGGTGATGCTAACCAAACTATTGCAACACATGTTATTAATAACATTACTGAAACAAGAAAAGACTGTGTTGTATGTCTATCTCCGCTTCGTGCTAATGTTGTTGATAATATAGGAGACGAATCGTCTGCTGTTAAAACATATCGTGATACATTACCTTCATCGTCTTATGCAGTTATGGATAGTGGATGGAAATATCAGTATGATAAGTATTTTGATTTATACCGATATGTTCCTCTAAATGGTGATATTGCTGGTCTTATGGTCAGAACAGACCTTGCTAAAGACCCGTGGTGGTCACCTGCTGGCTATAATAGGGGACATGTTAAAAATGTTTATAAACTTGCATATAATCCGGCAGCAAAAGCTGATAGGGACCGGCTTTATAAAGCAAGTGTAAATCCCATCTTAACGGTTCCTGGTCAAGGAACAGTTATGTTTGGTGATAAGACGATGCTTGCCAAGCCAAGTGCCTTTGATAGAATTAATGTCCGTAGATTGTTTATTACTTTAGAGAAAGCTATTGCAACTGCTGCTAAGTTTATGCTGTTTGAGTTCAATGATGAGTTTACTAGAGCACAGTTTAGGAATATGGTTAACCCATTCTTGAGGGATGTTCAGGGTCGTCATGGTATCACAGACTTCCAAGTTGTTGCAGATTCAACGAATAATACACCAGAAGTTATTGCCAGAAATGAGTTCGTTGGTGACATTTATGTTGTTCCTGCTAGAGCGATTAATTTCATTCAACTAAACTTTGTGGCAGTAAGAACTGGTGTAGAATTTAGTGAAGTTGTCGGAAAATTCTAAGGAAAAGGAGCTAAACAAAAATGGCATTTAATATTGATACTTTTAAAGGACAAATACCAGGTGGCGGCGCTAGACCAACTTTATTCTTCGTAGAATTGACTGGCGCTGAGTACTCCCAGGTACCATTTATGGCAAAAGCCGCAAGCCTTCCAGCTTCTACTTTAGGTACTATTGAACTTAGTTACTTTGGTCGTAAAGTTAAAGTAGCAGGAGATAGGACTTATGCTGAATGGAGTATTACAATCATTAATGATGAAGATATGCTAATCCGCAAAGGATTAGAAAATTGGCACTCCAAAGTAAATCACGCCAGCTCTAATCTCCGAACCATGACCGAATATAAAGAAGATGCTCAAGTACATCAGATGGGAAAGACTGGAGGTATTATAAGGACATATAATTTTGTTGGACTATGGCCATCAGAGATTGGAGCTATTGAATTGGCATGGGATACAAACGACGCCGTAGAAGAATATACTGTTACTCTCCAATATGATTACTGGACTGTGGGATCAGATG